TTAAAGAAACAACAATAAATAATAAAAATAATGGTAATATATCATCTAATAATCAAAATACACATTTAACATTAAATGATAATGCAAAACCGACAATTAAAGAAACAACAATTAATAATAAAAATAATGGTAATATATCATCTAATAATCAAAATACACATTTAACATTAAATGATAATGCAAAACCAACAATTAAACAATCAACATTATATTCATATAATGGTAATGCAAATTATAATCAAGGATCAATATATATTAAAAATGATGATAATGCAAAATTAACTAATCGTGAAACAACAGAAAATAATAATTATATAGGTATAATTAGTAGAAATAATGAAGAATCATACAGTAGTTTACAAGATAAACTAAAACCAACTATTAAAGAAACATTGATAGACACTACATTAAAAGGTCAAAATATGAAAATTAATGTAACAGATACATATGTTAAAAATGATGATGAAGCAAAAACAACAATAAAAGAAACATTATTACATAATGCACCTGGTGGTAGAATGTATAAACCAAACGAAGGTTATTATAATATAAATGATAATGCAAAAACAACAATAAAACAAACAACAATTTTAAATAATTATAATGGATCTATTAAATCAAATGTTGAAGCATTACGTGTTGAAGATACAACTGTATGTATTGATGATAAAAGAGAAAATACAGCAGTTAGTGGAAGATTCGCAGGTGCAAAATCTGATAAAATTAGAGGTGATATTAATAAAGATACAATTAGATTTAATAATAAACGTAAAATATTTGGATATGTATCTAATCCAGGAACATCTAGAAATTATTCAGTAACTCCAATGAATAGAAAAAATAATAGTAAAAAAACAGATTTAAAAACAAATGCATTTTATTATATTGATCCAATTCAAATTAGTACATTAAATGACAATCCATTAGTTAATGATATTTATCATCAAAAAAATATTAATTTTAATGATTAAATACTTATTAATCCATTTTCAATATCTTTTAAAATGTCATTATATAAATCTAAAATTAAATTTTCTTCTTCTTTTTCGTCTATTTTGCTTATTTCTTCAGAATGTGTCAATAATATATTATTAATATATTTATATGCTACTAATATATGACTTTTTTTTCTTGCACCAGTAATTATTATATTACCTTTTTGAAAAACAAAAATAGAAATTTCTTTCAATTCATCATTATCAACAATAGGTATATATTTTATAATAACACATGCTCTAATACATGGTTCAAATGAACTTTTTATTTTTTTTTTTAATAGTAAACTAAATAATTTAGATCTGTCTATTTGCATATTTACTTTATAATTTGAATTAATCATATCTATTTTAAAATTAGATACTTTTAACTTTTCAATATTTTCAATATAATTTTTTTCAACAATTTTACCATCTTCTATTTTAGCTTTTATCATTTTTATTTTATATAATAATTTATTTAATACAATATTTATATTTTCAACTGATTTACAACCCGACATTTGAATACTTCCATTTTTAAATAATTTTAAATTTATTTTTGGTTCAGTTTCCCAATCATTAATTGGACCATTACCAATTCTAATAATAACTGTTATTTGATTATAAAAATGATTTGTTGTATTTTCTTTTTCAATTTTAATTATTTTAGTTTTTTTTTCTCTTTTATTTTTTTTTTTATCTGGTATTAATGTTCTGATACGTTCTTTATTCATTTTAACACATAATATATCATCTGTATTTAATTCTAAATATTTTTCAATGTTTAATATATTTATAATTGTTCCTAATTTGCATGATGAACACATTGTACTTATACTTACACCATTTGGTAAACAATCAACTTTGTTATCTTTGATATTTATCAAGTCTTTAAAATCAAAATGCGACCAGTTAAATTTATTATTCATACATTATTTAAAGAGTAAGATTCTTTAAATATAAATATACAATTTTTTTATTATAATTTTTCTCAATTATAATATGGATTATTATAATATAAAATATTCACAAAAAAAAAAAGATTCTCATAATCAGAGAATTATATATAATAAAAAAATAAAAATATATGGATCTAGAAAATTAAAAGAAATAAAAACATCTAATTTAATTTTACATAATGATCTCTACAAACAGGAATATAAATATCATTAGAACCAATTAATATTTGTTCTTTATTATCATTAATTCTATAACTAAATAATGCTTTTGTTCCATTATTACAAATTTTACATAATGATTTTTTTATATTACATGTATCAGCATATGGAATTAAATCAATAATTTCACCAATTTTATTACGTTGGAAATCACAATTTAAACCTGCAATTATTACATTTTTGTCAAGTATTTCAATCCAATATAATACTTTATTTTTTAAATTTTTTATAAATTGAGCTTCATCTATAAAAATGTAATTATATTCACTAATTATATCATCTGTAACAGTATCTAAATCTTCTATAACTATACAATTCTCTTTTTGATCATCATGAGATACTATTTTATTTGATTCATATCTTGTATCAATTTTAGGTTTAATAATTATATATTTAACATCAATAATTTTCAATAATTTAATATGATTAATTAATTCAGTTGTTTTTCCAGAAAACATTGGTCCAATTATTAATTCAAGTTTATAAGAATTTAACATTTTATAATATAATACATATATTATAAAATACTTTATTTTTCAATATTTTTATTAAATGGTATATTCATCATCCTCCATCATTAAATAACCATTCATATTTTTAGAATCCATTTTTGTTTTCTTAGATTTTGATTTCTTAGATGCTTTCTTAGATGCTTTCTTAGATGCTTTCTTAGATGCTTTCTTAGATACTTTTTTAGATCCCTTCTTCTTAGCACCTCCTATCATTTTCTTAGATGATTTTTTAGATCCCTTCTTGGATACTTTTTTTGATCCTTTTTTGGATGCTTTTTTAGATACTTTCTTAGATGCTTTCTTAGATGCTTTATTAGATCCCTTCTTTTTTGCACCTCCTGTCATTTTTTTAGATACTTTTTTGGATGTTTTCTTAGATACTTTCTTAGATACTTTCTTAGATGCTTTCTTAGATGCTTTCTTAGATGCTTTCTTAGATGCTTTCTTAGATCCCTTCTTTTTAGCACCACCTGACATTTTCTTAGATACTTTCTTAGATTTCTTAGATGATTTCTTAGATGTTTTCTTAGATCCTTTCTTAGATACTTTTTTAGATGCCTTTTTTTCAGTTTTTTCAGTTTTTTTAGTTGATTTAGATTTTTTAGCACCTCCAACCATTTTAGAAGTTTCATCATCATTTGATAGTTTTGTAGGTTTAGGTTCTTCGATAGGTTTAGGTTGTTCGATAGGTTTATCACTACCACCAATCATTCTTTTTCCTTTAGATTCTTCCTTATCTTTTTCACCATTTTTCAGTTGATTTTTTACAATTTTATTATTTAATTCAGATTTTGTAAATAATTCACTAGACATGTATATATTGTATTATAAAATAATTTATAAAATTATATTTTTAAATATTTATAATTAAAAATTTTTTATTTATAACTTGATTTCCTGAAGAATTTTTAAATATATATTCTGATATTTTCCCTGGTTTATCTGATGGCTCATATTTAAATTTAAATGGTAAACCTTTTTTTTTTTTCTCTATTATTTCTAATTTATCTAATCTATCAAGTTTAATTGATTTTCCAATACAATTTAATTTAAATTCTTGAAATGGTGAATTATCAATAACTGTTTTATTATGTAATGTTAAATAATGATTTTTTGCTTTATTAAAACTTAAAAATAAGTTCAAATAATTATTTGATTCATTATTGTTTTTATTAATTATATTATGAATATAATTTGATAAAAAGTAAAGTTGAACTAATTGTGATGTACCAAATTTTGTTTTTTTCTTTTTTGATTGATTATAAACTATACATCTATTATTATTATTATAAACTCTTAAAATTATTTTATTATTATATAAAAAATCAACCCTATAATCAAAATATTCATAAAATGGATAATATTCTTTTACACTGATTTTTGTACCAAATTTTTTTAATAATTTTTTATATATATTGTTTGCTTCAGTATTAATATCAGATGTTATAATTTCATAAAAATTAACATTAATCGGTTTAAAAGTTGTTTTTTTTATATAATAATTATATGCATATGTACCAATTACAATATAATTTGAATTATGAATAATTGTTTTTCTTAATACACTTAAAATATTTTCATCAGTTTTATTATTAAAGTTTATTATGTCATTTTTTTGATAATTTTCAATTGGATAATATTTATAAAGTTTTATATATCTTCTAAATGATTTATCTAATCTCCAATATGAAGTCATTGGATCAGTAAAAACACGATAAACATCAATTAACATAAAAGAAGGATCTGCAATTTTTAAATTATTTTTAGTCATAATATAAGGACAATTATCATATATATTTTTTGGAATATAAGCAATATCACAATAATTTTCAAAATTAACAAATATTTTATAGGTGCCATCATGTAAACCTTCAGTACCTTGAACATATTTAAAATTTTTATTATGTAATATATCACATAATTCTACTAAATCATGATGTGGTGCATAAGAATAAAATTCAATATCTGGTGTATCAGTATCTTTGTAAAATCCATCATTATAATTTTTTTCTGTAATTAATTTATTTTGTGCATATCCTCCATATACTATTCTTTTTTTATTTCTGATAAAATCTATTATAATTTCATATACTTTTTTACTTTCATCATATGTTGGTTCATTATTTGTTTTATAAATAATCATTGCATTTTCAATAATATTATCAATATTTGATCTTATGATTTCAATATCTTCTCCTCTATACATTAATATATTATAGATAATTATTTATTAATTCTTATTTGTGGCAAATAATAAATCAGATTCTTTTGCATTATAAAAAATTTCTGAAATAGTTGAATTAGAATCTATAGAATCTTCAAAAATTTCATCATATTGTGTGTTAATTTTATCAGGTGTATATATTTTTATAAAATTTTCATATGATAACTTATTTTGACTATCTAATAAACAATATATATTATATTTATT